CCATAACACGGCTCATGTCCTCACGTACTTCCTGACGTGTGACATACTCTTCACGTGTTCTATTCATTAGTATATCTATACGCTTCATCTCTTTAGCTATGCCAGCAAGATACCAAGCACCACCCATTACGACCATACCGATTAAGGTGTCTATGATATGGACTAAATCCATCAGTCAGCGTCCTCTATTGTTAGAGTACCTGCCGCTACTTGGCGCATGATTTCTGCGTAGTGGCGATTGGCTAGGTCAATACTAACCCACATTTCTGTTCCATCAATAGTGACTTTAATTAGCTTGCCAGTATCGCCAGTAAGAGGGTCTGTAGCATATTGCGCTGATGTAATATTTATCTCATTCATTTTTACAACTCCGCATCAAGTGTTATGTGGTCACTACTATTGGCAGTTACGGAAGCTCCACAAATGACTGCAGAGGAAGTAGATTGAACATAAATAGCCATACCTTCCCTAGAAACAGAACCAGTCCCAAAATTATCTGCGTTTTGATAAGTAACAGTGCCAGTTAAACTTGGTGCTGCCCTCATTTGCACTGGAAAAGAAAATGAACCACCCATGTATGAATCGTTGGCATAAGCAGGGTTAAACCAACGTGGGTATGCAGGACTATCGTTACCGTAGTATCGGAGAAAATATCTGCGACACCTAGCCAACTCATCGCTATAGCTGCGGTGTTCAAACGGCGTGGCTACATCTCCGATTTCAACTTGCCAACCTGTTAGAAAAAAATTGTTATCTGTACTCGACAAGAAGTTAACTTGATTAGAAGTTGCCACAACATTACTTGAGTTCCATTGATTTGCAGTTCCGTGATACGTGCTTCCCATTGATAAAGAAATTTGATGGTTTGACCCAATTCCATTAGTAGCCAACCAAGTGCCGCTTGTGTCGCCCGTAATCGTAAATGATATTCTTTCCCAAGTGTTTGCGGAACTTAAACTAAACTCTTTTATGTATGCTCTATTAGTCGCACTGTTCCTAACAGAATAACAAAATGTACCTGTTAAATTAGATTTAGCGTAAAAGGATACTACAATAGATTTTGCACCTGATGCGCCATATCCTAAGACAGTATTGTTAAGTCCCTCTATTCTTTGGCTTAATGTTGCATATTGACCAGCAGCAATAGTCCCATCAGCGGTGGTGCAATCAAATTTTATGCTCTTATAAAAACCCTCACCACTTGGGACAGTAGTATCCTGAGTAACAGTAAAAGCACCATCGTTATCATTAAAAATATGCATCCTGTCTAATGAGTAAGTATTATCAGTAGGGTCTGCAAATGAAGTTCCACGCTGGGCCACGTTCATCGCACCATTGATGATTAAATTTCTATCACCCTGCGCCTGACCTGAACCAATCAGCGCGGCTAATTCTGCTGCTTTACTCATGCTAAGTCTCCACAAATTTGATTCATCATTGAAGTACTATCTGTTGATACCCCTTGATTTGATTGAGAAGAGTACACTTGATAAGTTGTTGTTGTTCTTGTTAGCTGGTCATCACGAACAGAAATAGAATTATTCGCACCTGACACATAATTTGAATCAGAGGCAATTGTATAGGTAGCGTTTGCAAGTGCTGTACTCATAGTGCAATTAAACCTTCCAACCGCTTGGTCTGCAATAGAAGAAAACGCAAAACTGTCTGTAATGTTTCCCGCAGCGCAATTAAAATTTATCCATGCTCTTGCTGTTCCATTTGAAACCATGCTAGTAGCAATGCTGTTGTTGCCAGCGGCATCCTTTAATGTGTTAACTCTAAGTTCTGATGCCATTATGCGAGGTCTCCGTGAATTGAAGCATTAACAAAGGGCCAATCATACAACGTGGCGTCATAACCATAAATACAACGCATAGCACTAGTAGAACCGCTACGCAATCTATCTGCGCCTAGACTAGTACCGCCATCTGCTCCTGCATTTGTGACAAAACAATAATTAGCATTAGAAAAGTTGTTTGTTATATTATATGTGTAATCACCTGTTCCATTATCCGTTGCAGACGCACAGTTGAAACTGTCTCTGAATGTTGTTCCAGAACCTGCATAGCTAGACCAAACTTTCGCCAAACCCTGTTGAAGATTAGTCGTGGTTGAGTTGCCCTCGCCAGTAACGCTAATGGAACCAGCGGTGGTTACACCTGTTAGTGCATCTACTTTAAGTAAAGAAGCCATTATGCAAGGTCTCCAGTCATTTGAGTAGAACAGTAGGCGGCATCTTGAAAACTAGCACTAGTATTAAAGTGGTCTGAACTATACCTTGATGTTGTCATTGTAATTTGATTACTAATGCAAGCTATTCCTGCATTATCAGCCCCAGTACAAGCATTGTTAACACCTGACATAGCATTTGTAAGATTGCAATCTGTTCGCCCTGTTCCAATATCTGCAGTGCTTGAATGATTAAAACTGTCTAAAATAGCAGCACTACCTGAATCATGTTTTAACCAAGCTTTTACTAGCCCCTGCACAGTATTTTGTGTCTTAGCACCACCTTCAGATGTATAGGTAGACGCACTAGCCATACCAGTAAGGGTAGGTGTAGTAAGTGTAGCACCACCAGTACCAGCCTTATCTACAATGGTGTCTACGTTTAACTGACTGGTCATACTATACTCCAATATCCATTAACAGTGACTGTGGCATTGTCCTGTGTAATTGGCCCAGCCGATACACCGTTAGTTGTCGCGCTGATTGTGATGTCAGCAGTAATGCTCTGCCCATTGGTACGGATAACACTGTCGTTGCCTAAGAATGGATAGCGTGTGTCAGCCTCTGCCTTAGTGTATGAGTTAGCTACAGAGAATGTATCATAGATAATCATCTCAACTACGTCATTGAGGCTTGCCCCTGTAACCAGTACCATTGTTGTACCTGTCGTGGCTGTATAGTCTGTACCGGGTTTAAGTAGTACACCATTCTGATATACGTCCATGTAGAGGCTATCCTGATAGGTTAGCACTTTACTGTCTACGTCACTGCCACTGAAGCTAGTCTGTCCTGCTGTCGCCTGATATACAAAGCGATTGCGGAAGCCTACTGCTGGAGATTTACCTATGTATGGCATTGTTGTTCCTTTATTTTAAGTTGGATGTACCAACATACCCCAGAAAATTGAAGCCACGCCTGAAGCGTCATGTATAGTGCAATTTTCTTCAGACTGAAAATATGCTTCAACATAATCAGAAGAGCCGTTTAATTGAATCAAACCAGTAGGGAGAGGGTATGAACCATTAGTGAAAGCATCTGAAGCAACTTGAAATTGTGCATAATTAGCTGTCACATCTGTATTGCCGTTTTTTGCCACACTAAAACCAACAAGAGTTACAGTAGGATATACAGCCCTTATTTGACCGCCAAACAAATACCAGCCAGCAACTTGTGGTTTATATCTATTATTGGATGCATCCCAATAACTAGCACTATCAAGAACCGCAGTTTCCCATGTTATTTTTGCATAGGAAGCTGCTGTATAACTTTGGTCTGTATCAGTAGCATTTACTTGAAAAGCAACATTTGGCTTTGCACCAATTGCTATACCACTACCTGTTATTTGTGTCAGAGCCATCTACTTATCCTTATGCGTAAGGGCTATCGCCCAGCACAGATGTGTCCCAAGCTGCCTTGAGTTTAGCAATTGTGTCTGCACTACCAATTGCTGAAGCGGCAGGTGCATCACGAAGTGCAGCTTTCTTAGTTACAGAAGCAGACTTTGCAGAGGCATCATCAGCCTCAAGTGCTTTCATGTATACGACATCCTCTGCATCAAGCAGTGGCTTACGAACTTCACGGATTTTGTCCTTGAAGATTACTTTGGCTGCTGTAATATCTTCTGATATAACTGTGCCATCCAGTGACCATGCACCACGGAAGTGACGGTCAGCAGGTTTTGTAACGGCAGAGGCATCTGCTTGGTTGCCGTCCTTGTCTACGATGTATGTTAGTGCCATTGGGTTTCTCCTTTTAGGCTGCTAAATCAGTGACGCTAAGTTCTTCAGTAATCTTCCAAGCATTACGCCACTCTCGTGAACCCGGAAGCTGTTCTTTACGGCATATAACCAACTTAGGTTTATTGCCTGTATCCCAATTACGCCACACAGATTGTGGGCAGTCTTTCATTATTAGGTATTCAATAGCCTCTTCTTCTGTCATTGCTGGCATAGGCTCTGTCTCATGTAGTAAGAACCCACGAGTATGTTTCTTAAAGTCTGGCATAGCTTCATCTTTAGCTAGTTCGTGATACACCCATACTGGCGGTATAATGCCCCCCTGTAGCGCACACGCCATCCAGTTAGGGTCAGGTACTAATATCTTAGCACACTCGTCTACGCTGTCCTCATAGACTACACGATAGTCAGACTGTACACCGTCTAGTTTTTCTTTAGCCCAACATAGTCTATCAAATAAGTGTGTGCCTTTGAACTGTGGTGTGTCTGTCATTATGCTAGGTCTCCAAAAAACGCTTCGTTTGCTCGTTTCGCATCGTGAAATGCAGTTGTTTCAACACGCCTGTTGCCAATTTTGTAAGCTGTACTAGTATTTGTAGTGTAATTATTATATGTACAAGCAACAGCACTAGACCCAGCTAAACTCTCTGCAACACAATAATTAGAAGTTGAAAAAGCGTTGGTAACTGTGACGGTGTATGCCCCCGTACCATCATCCGTTATGCTGGAGACCACAAACGAATCAGAGATTGCGATAGTGCCTGTACCATCAAAAAGAATCCAAGCCTTCGCACTACCATTCACAACATACTGCGTATCAACCGTACCAGCGGTGCTATGCTCAAGGGTATCTGCTTTGATTTTTCCTAGTGCCATTATGGTTTCTCCGGCCAAGTTACGTCATCCAAAGATGTGGCACTGTCTGTGATGTCTCTTAGTGCTTGTCGATATGTTGTCTGGGCAGATGTAATATCTGGTGTATCTGCAAATATCCAATAGTCAGTTTCAGAAAGTAATTCGTTACGTTTTGTGCGTAGTTCAGTAAGATTAAAAGCTGTCATTAATTCAGCTTCTTTTGTTGCTACAGCAGAAGCATCCCAAGATACTACGTTGCCTTTTGAGTCTTTAGCTACTGCATTGTTTCCATCACCATTAATACTAACAACATTAGAATAAAGATTATAAATAGCTAAATGGCTCATCCTGCTATCTCCATTAAAGTAAGAGTTGATATACACCTTCCTGCATTATTATTATCTGTGTCAAAAATTGTACGATTAACATAAAATGTACCACTATACCCTGTGCCTTGAAGTTTATAAGTAGTTGCAGAAGTTGTGTTAGGGCTGTCTAAAAAGTTTAAGTGATTTGCACCGTTACTATAAACACCGTTAGCACCACTACTAGAATAAAATCCTATAATCCCAGAACGAACTTTATTACTTCCAGATGCGTCACCAATAGCAATTGCAGTGCTACCTCTTAAAAGTTTTATACCTTGACCCGCGTTTGTCCCCATAATAGCACATTGCACAATAACTAAAATCTTACTACTAGTTGCTGCTGGTGTTATTGCTAAAGTTAAATCAGGAATATCAATTCCAGTTTGCATACCACTAGCTACAAAAGAAAATGAATCTGTTTTAGTTGTGCTTAAAGTCTGCAACACAGAACCCGTAGCATTTAAGATAGGCTTGCCAGCAAGAGTTTGTATTGCGTTTGTTTTAATTAAACTCATGCTAGGTCTCCATATGCTTGCATTATGAAAGTTTGCGTATCTTGTGCGCCACCATTTTCAACATGATACCCTTTCATGCCAGATGCAGTTACACCACTTGCAATAACAGAATTTGCTGTGTTTGTGTAAGTAGCTTGAATTTCTGATGAAAATGCAGGTGCATAATTAGCGTTAGAAAAATTTGAGGTATTATTAAAAGTTAAAACACCTGTTCCACCATCCGTAACTGAAGCGTTGTTAAATGATGATTGTATAGAGTTACTAGCTGTTTGATTAGCTCGACCCCAATGTTTAGTTAAACCTTGTGGAATACTTGTAGTAACACTTGTGCCACCTTCTGATTCACACACAGAGTTATTCTTTAATCTAATGTCTACACCAGCAGTGCCACCAGTTTTTCTAATTGTATCTGCAAGTAATGTACTCATAGCGTCACCAATGTCCCACCGCTTTCAACGGTTAATGTAACACCAGAAGCCACAGTAAACGGACCAGTTACGTTGGCGTTCTCTGTAGCTAGGATGGTTGTATTTGCTGTAAGGGATTGTGCGTTAGTACGGAATAGTCCACCAGCTTTAAAGTTACCCTTGTTCTCAGCGGGTGGTGCAATCGTACCAGCTTGGGGTGCTAGGTAATTTACAAAGATGTTACCTGTGCCAGCAGAAGGGGCAGCACTGAATGTAAGTGTAGTGCCATCAGGAACAGTGTAGGCTGCTGTGTCTTGCACAACACCATCTACAGAAACCAGAACATCCTGCACAGAGGATACTGTTGTAGTTAGTGTAAATGTGGTATCACTACCGTCACCATTAAAGCGTTGTACAGCTTTAGTAGCTTGATAGGAACCCGGAACTTTCTGACCAATATACGGCATTATTTATTCCTTATGAACTAATAGTATCAACTACGGAAACCCAAACATCTGCGCTTGATGCAGTATCGCTTATTACATTAAGTATGTCACCAGACTGCATTACAATCTTTGCTCCACCATCCAAGATTTGCAGGGCTGAACCTACTGGGATTGGAGCATCTTTGACAATATAATAATCAGCAGTAGCACCAGCACCAGTAATATACACATCCATTAAAATCTGAGTAGTTGTAACATTAGCAATATTAATACCAATTAACGCATCATCAGAGTTTGCAGTTCGTAAAGCGACTTCACTCGTACCTACGTTTCTTGCAATGTTTCTTTCAAAATCTTGTGCCATATCTTCTCCTAGTAAGATTAAGTATAATTATACCATACTTTTATATATTTGTCAAGTAAAAACTATAGGGCAATTGCCATAGCCACGGCAAAGCCAGCAGTTGCACCTGCAGATGGTAGATTAGTTAA